AACGGATTCGTACGGATAAAAAAGTTGTTTTTTGACCGCAACGCGGTCACCAGTGCCCTGGACAAGGGGACCCGCCAGGTCCTGTCTCAGTTTGGCGCCCTGGTCCGCAAGACCGCCCGCTGGTCCATCCGCAAGCGGAAGAAGTCCTCCTTGCCCGGCCAGCCGCCGTCCAGTCACACGGGGCTCCTGAAGCGGTTTCTCTTCTATTCGTATGATGACTCCCGCAAATCGGTGGTGATCGGCCCGGCCAAGCTGAATGCCAAGAACACCGGCGCCCCGGAGGCCCTCGAATACGGCGGCACGGCCCTGCTGAAGATCGGAAAAGAGAACCGAAAAATCCAGATCGCCTCTCGTCCCTATATGAACCCGGCCTTCGAAAAGACCAAAACCCAACTGCCGCACTTGTGGCGCAACAGTATTACTCAATAACAGGAGAATTTAATTATGGCAACCACGTATAAACTCGGGATGGAAGCGGTCATCAAGTACCAGACCCCGGCCCTGGCCGATCCATCGACCCTCAATCCTGCCGCTGCCGGCGGGATGACCGAACTTTCCAATGTGCGGGATGTGACGGTCAACCACGAAACGGGCGAAGCGGATATCACCACGCGCGCCAATGCCGGTTGGCGGGCGACCGCCGCGACGCTGAAGGAATGCACCGTCGAATTTGAGATGGTATTTAAACCCTCGGATGCGGGTTTTACGGCCATTCGCAATGCCTGGCTCAACAACAGCGAGATCTCCCTGGCCATCATCAGCGAGGACCCGGATACATCCGGTGCCGAAGGGCCATGCGGGAACTTTTCGATCACCAATTTCAGCCGCAGCGAGCCCTTGGAAGAGGCCATTGTCGTCCAGGTCACGGCCAAACTGTCTGCCTGGGGTCTGTGGTACACCAAGGCCGCCTAAGAAAGGATCGATACCATGAAGGAATTTATCGACAGTTCCGGCAGNNCGCCGTCAAACGATGCCGCGATCTTTTGAATGTCAATCTCCTGGAACCGGAAAAAGGTGACCCTCCCCTGCTGACCCGGATCGGCACCGATGAGATCCTCTTCTGTGACCTTCTGTACTGCTTGTGTAAACCGCAATTGGACCAGGCGGGCATTACCGACCAGCAGTTCGGACAATCTTTGGGCGGCGATGCGATCCTGTCAGCCAGCAGGGCCTTCTATGAGGAGATGGTTGATTTTTTCCAGAAACGCGGCCGCGGCGACCGGGCGAAGGCTGCGGCCAAGCAGCAGGAGGTGATCGACCTGGCGGTCCGCCGGATCGAACGGACCCTGGACCTGCTGGACCTGGAGACCGAGATCGAGAAAGCCCTTGGGAGTGTATCTACCAGCTTGCCGGGATCATCGGGATCGACCCAGGACCGCTGACGCTGCGGGAACTGCTCTGGATGGCCCAGGGACACGGAGAAAGCAGCTGGGGGCGGACCAGCAACCTGATGGCCCTGATCGCCAACGTCAACCGGGACCCGAAAAAGGGACGTCCTTTCAAGCCGGAGGATTTTAATCCCTATGCCCGAAGATCCAGGGTCATTGTCCTGACCAAACAAAACTTTGGCCTCCTTCGGGAGGCGTTTATAGGAAAGGAAACAGGTTAATGGCCGCACAGGCAGGAGCTATCCGGGCCGGACGGGCATTTGTCGAGCTGTTTGCCGACAGCAGCCGGTTTGTCGCCGGTTTGCGGCAGGCGGAAACCAAACTCCGCCAGTTCGGCCAGAATGTCCAGAACCTCGGGATGCGGATGACCGCCTTAGGTGCGGCGGCGATCTCCCCCTTTGCCATCTCCACCAAGGTCTATAAGGACTTCGATGATGTCATGCTGTCGGTCAAGGCCGTCACGGGGGCTACGGGCGAGGAGTTTGACCTCCTGACCGAGAAGGCCAAGTTCCTGGGCCGGACGACCTCGTTTACCGCCGCACAGGTCGGCTCGGCTATGTTGGAACTGGGACGTGCGGGGTTTGCCGCCAAGGAGATCGACGCTTCCATCGCCTCGGTCATGAACCTGTCCCGGGCGACCGGGACCGACCTGGCCGAATCCACCAACATCGCCGCTGCCACGCTGCGGGCCTTTGGCCTGGATGCCTCCGAAATGACCCGGGTGGCTGATGTCCTGACGTCCACGGCCAATGCCTCCGCCCAGACGCTGTCCGATCTGGGGGAGTCCATGAAATACACCGCCCCGATCGCCGACATGTTTGGCCTGTCTCTGGAGGACGCCTCCAAATCCCTCGGCATCCTGGCCAACCTGGGCATCAAGGGGTCCATGGCGGGCACGACGCTCAAGAACATCATGCTGCGGATGACCGACAGTTCCATCCGCAATAAATTAAAGCAACTCGGGGTGACCGTCTCCAATGCCAATGGGGACTTCCGCAACCTGGCCGACATTATGGCTGACCTGGGCAAGGCGACCGAAGGCATGGGTGATGTGGAAAAACTCGGCCTCTTCAATGAGATCTTCGGCCTGCGGGCCATTGCCGGGGGCTCCAAGCTGACCACCGAGACCTTTATCCGATTGATCGAGGCCATTGACAAGGCCGCCGGCACGGCCCAGCGGACGGCCAAGGTCATGGACAGCGGCCTGGGGGGCGCTTTCAGACGGATGTGGTCGGCGGTCGAGGGCGTACAGCTGGCCATTGGAAGGTCCCTGTCGAAACCCCTGTCAATTGCAGCCGACTTGGTTGCGGTCATCAGCAATAAAATCACCGAGTTGGCGGACAAACACCGGACGCTGGTCGTGGTCCTGGGTGCCTTTGCCGCTTCCCTGCTGGTTGCAGGGACGGCCCTGATCGGACTGGGCCTGGCATTGAAACTGATCGCCTTTGGCCTCAGTACCCTGCGGACGGTCATAGGGGCCGCTGTCGGTGTATTTAAAGGAATAAAGACCATTCTCCTGGCCCTCTTAAATCCCTTTATGCTCCTGGCCGTCCTGGCAGCGGCCTTGGGCACAGCCTTTGTCGTCACCAGCGGGCTCGGCCAAAAGGCCCTCAGTACCCTCCAGAAGAAATTCCTGGACCTGAAAACCGAGGCCCTGAGCGCCTGGGGCGGGATCGTGGCGGCCTATGCCAGCGGAGACCTGGGCCTGGCGGCCAAGATCGCCTGGCTGGCCGTTAAAGAACAGTGGGCCAAGGGGGTGGCCTTCCTGATGACCCAGTGGCTCCAGTTTAAGACCTTCTTCCTGGAGGCCGCTTATGGGGCCTTCTATGGCGCCCTGGCGGCCTGGGAGTTTGTTCAGAACGCCATTGTCGTCGGGGTAATCGAAGCCTCTACCGCCGCAATCAAGGCCTGGAATGTCTTTGTCTCCTGGTGGAAAAAGGCCATTGAGGGTACGGCTATGGCCCTGGCCAAGGTCTACAACTGGATGATGTCCCTGATGGATGAAAACTGGGACAGCCAAGAGTTCATGCGGCAGATGCAAGAGGGCTTCCACGAAGGCATGGACCAAATCAATCAGGATCTGGAGGCCCGACAAAAACAAGTCGAGCAGAGACGCCAGGAGATGCGGGATGCCGCCCGGCAGGATCACGAAGAGCGCCTGCGGGAGATCACGGACGCCGACAGGCAGCGGAGAGAGGGCCTGGAAGAATCCCTCAATCAGGAATTAGAGAGTATTGCCCAGGAACTGGCCCAAGCCAAGGAAGACCTCAAAAACGCAATCCAGAAGGCCTGGCAGCAGGCCGACGAAAAAGCCGAGCAGGACCAACAACAAGAACGGGCCTCCCGGCTGCGGGGGGCCATGGGCCTGGCAGGCGCGGCCCTGGACATGGCCTCGGCCAGCTCCATGGGGACGTTTTCGGCCGCGGCGCTGTCCGGCCTGGGGGCAGGCGGGGTCACCCAGAAGATCGCCGACAACACCGCCGCCATCGCCCGACACACGGAAACCATTGCCCGAAACACCGAAGAAGGAGCCAGTTTTACGTAGGAATAGCCATGGCCGTTACGGTAGAGGAACGATTTGAATCCAGGGATATCGAGCGGGGAGACAGCCCTCGGGCGATCCTGCGCTATGTCATCAAGGACACCGAGGATCATGAAGAGGCCCTGTCCGGCCTGGAAGCGGAGGCGCCTGTCCTGTTTGACGGCCTGCCGCGTCTGAAATACAAGGTTATGCCAGTCGGTCCCAAACTCTGGTATGGGGAGGCCCAGTACCAGCGCCCCACTCGACAGGCGACCGGTATCAAGGTCTACCAGTTCGACACCGGAGGCGGCAGCCAGCATATTACCCAATCGCTGGCAACCGTCCAGCGGTACGGCAGGCCCGGCTATGCCCCTCCCAACTTCCTGGGCGCCATCGGGGTTTCCCAAAACAGCGTCGATGGCGTCGATATCGTGGTCCCGGTCTACAACTTCAGCGAGGTCAACTATGAGTCCAACTCCCAGGTGGATGACGCCTACAAGCAGACCCTGTTTTCCTTGACCGGCAAAGTGAACCATGACTCCTGGAACGGCTATGCGGCCGGAGAAGTACTGTTCCTGGGCGCTGCCGGCTCCATGCGGGCCGGGGGCGACTGGGAGATCACCTATCGATTCGCCGCAAGTCCCAATCTGACGGGTATCACCATCGGGGACATCACCGGGATCACCAAGAAGGGATGGGAATACCTGTGGGTCCAATACCTGGATGGCGTCGATAATGATGCCTATTCCCTGATCAAACGCCCCCACAGCGTCCATATCGAACGGGTCTATCCGGTTGGGGATTTTTCGGGACTGCATATATAGGAGAAATCGTGTCGCAAACCCTCAACAAAGTCCATAGCGGCGACCCGCTGCGAATCCCCGCCACGGCCTACAATGCCTTCGTGGAGGCGGCCCTGGCACACCGGCAGACCCAGCAGAATGTGATGGGAGGAATGAAATCCGGTTTGCCGTCCAACTCCCTCAACTTAGTCAAGGTCAAAAACGACAGCGG